TCTCAGCCTCTCTCCTAATTCTTCCTAACATTACCTTATCTTTATTTTACACTTGTTTTTACGTGTAATATAATAAATAAAGGATTAAGGGAAAATGGCTTATTGGAAGGAAAGTATTTACACAGTAAAAGATTGGGCGGGCACTACATCTTACTCGAAAAACAATATCGTTTTGAGGAGGGAAGACATCGGAACTACCGGAGTCCCCAAGACAATCAAATATTATTACGCCTCGAAAACAAACAACAACAAAACACCCCCCACCTACAATGACCAATACTGGACAGGGTACACAAACTCTAATGGAGGCTCCGTCCCCTTCTTCACGTGGACACCCTCCTACAATGTCACCACTAGCCATAAACCGAGAACTTTGACCGTAAATTTTGGCAACGGTTATGAAGAAAGGATTCCTGATGGGATATTCAACACACTAATAACCCTAGACCTGTCATTCGACCTGAGAAGCGAGACAGAAACCACGGCTATTCTGCACTTCCTTAGGGCCCGGAAAGGAACCGAAAGCTTTATCGTACAAAATCTCCCTCAACCTTACGCGGATATACCGGGAAGCGGCTATAGGAAAAAGTTCATATGTCCCAACTTCTCCAGCGCCTTTTCTTTCCACAATAACTATACAGTCAAAGCCACTTTTGTGCAAAAAAATAACTAAAAATGCCCTACACTCCGACCAAGAACAGAGCCCAGTCCTCTTTCAAGTCTGTCAGCGCGGAACTCGCCAACCTCAACCCGTCCGCGATTGTGACCTTCTTTGAAATAGATGTAACCAATGTAATGGAGTCAAACAATATATCCAATCTCGGGGCGGAGGCAGACGCTTACGGAGTGACTCAAACCGTTCAAGATAATATTTTACGTTTCCACAACAGTATTAATGTTTTCAATTCATTTTTAAAATGGCAGGGAAACACCTACTACCCAGCCCCCATACAAGGAGAACAGTTTGAAACTTCCTCCCGCGGAACACTCCCCACACCAGTCTTAATGATAGCAACCCAAGGCTCTCAGCACGACCTAATGGGCCTCCTCAGGCATCAGATAAGAAAATTTGGAGACATAGTGGGGGCTAAAGTGACACGCATAAGGACTTTTGCTAAATATTTAGATGTGGATAACTTTTTAGCGGTGGACGCTGATGGTAACGTTTCTCCAACCGTGTCACAAGATATGGCTACGGAGAATTTGGCGGAAATACCGTTAGGCTTTGAACCGGATCCTTATGCGGAGCTTCCTCGCGATATATACTATATAGAGAGAAAAGAATCAGAAAACAAATCAATTTTAAGATACCAGCTTTCCTCTAATTTGGACTTGGAAGGAATACAAATTCCTAAAAGAATGATATTGGCCAACCGTTGTATGTTCGATTATCGCGGACCCGGATGTTGGTACCAGCACAAGTACGAGACTGAAAGCTACAAAACAGTGTCATCGGTTTGGGCTGGAAGCGGGGCAGGAAACTGGACTAATGCAAGCGCCAGAGACCAAGTTATAGCTAATGGAGCATACAGTGGGTCCCCTTACCAGATAGAGGTCGACCCCATCAATAATATTTTCCACGCCGGTTACGTTATTAATTTTTCAAGTGGCGCTACCTATACTCTAACTAACAATATTTCTCTTTCTCCCCCGTCCTCCCAATATCCCGTCGGATCCACCGTACTTTTCGGATCCTTAAGTGGGTCTATTGCTAATGACGAAACAGGAACAATAAACTACAGTTATAATACCCTTACAAGCAACACATCTAACGCTGAAATAACTGTTGCCTTAAGAAGTGGAGGAGCCTCAAGCACTAATCTAAACTTCTCAATAGCTAACTCTCCCGCTTTCCCCGTGGTCTCCAAGGAAGAATATGAATTAAAATTTAATTTTACTTTTCTTAACGTCTCTAGCGTAGAGTATCCCCATTTTCAAATTCAAAACGCCATTGATATCGACAGTAAAGTAGGATGGAAGCAAGGGTGGTCACAAAGGACAGCAGCCACACAAGAAGGAACCAATATATTGAGGTTTACAGTTGACGATAACGCCACGGGAACGGGAAACAATGCCATGTTGGTAGCATACAACAGCGAATACGCAAACTGGAAGATAACCGACGTTACCCTCAATAAGGTGACTTCAAGACCGCCAATTTTAAACAAGGCTGGATTAAATTATGGCGACTACGGAAACACCCTGCTACCCAGTGAAGCCCCGCCAGTAGCCACCGACAATGACGAAAAAATAACCGAAGCGTTAGGCCCCCAACTCCAAAAATCTAAATTCGATGACAAAGGAGCATGGAATACTTCTATTCAGTACGAGATAGGACATTACGTTTATACATTAAAAGATGATTTGAAATATTATTATGTCTGCAAAAAAGCCAACTCAGGATTCCCCCCTCCCCATTCCTCTTACTGGATAGCGGACCAATGCTCGAAAAGCCTTACTGGGTGCCGTTTAAGGTGGGGAATCAAAGGCGGAGCAATCAAAGGGCCCGACTGTGTTATAGGGGGAGCTGCTGCGCCGGACAGATCGGGTGGCCTTCCTTACGGGGGGTTTCCTGCAGCTACGCAAATACAACAAACCTTTAGGTCCCAATGAAACTAACACAACACATAAAAGAACACATTAAGTCTCACGCCTTGAAAGACTCCCCAAACGAGTGCTGTGGTTTGATAGTTAAAAAAGATACCGCCTATAAAGTTTTTAAATGCCGAAACATTTCCACTTCCCCGCTAACCAGCTTTTCCCTAGACCCACTGGACTACCTGAAGTGCTCCTCCCGAGGAAAAATAAAAAGCGTTTATCATTCCCACCTAGAAGAAGAGGAGTTTTCAGAAGCGGACAAGACAAACAGTTCCTATCACAATGTTAGCTACATAATGTTTAACATTAAAAATAATTCTTTTCGGGAATTTAACCCCAAAAAGCACAAGACTCTGTATCTCAACAAACCCTTTAAGGTGGGGGTAAACGACTGTTTTACTTTGGTCCGAGACTATATAAACAAAAACACACAGGCTAAACTTCCTCAGGAGGTGTGTGAAGCTTATTCTTTTGGAGCTCAAAAAGAAAACCTACAGAAAGCTATAGACCTTATTGACGAAGTAGCGGTATCTTATACCAAAAAAGATTTCCTAAAGGTAGCTGTATCCCAAATGGAGGACTTAAAAAAGAACGATATTTTAGTGATAGGATTGAGGGAAAACGATACTCCACTTCACTTAGCAGTGTATTTAGGAAATAATATGGTTATCCATCACCCCAGAAACAAACATGTTACTACAGAAAGGGTGAGCACCTCCTTTTCCAACCGAATAATTTACGCCTATAGACCCCAATGAGAAAACTAACACACATAACTTTGCATGGTGTCCTGTCGGAACAGGTAGGAAGACAACATTTTGACTTGGCTGCAAGCAGCGTGGGAGAAGCTATGAGAGGGATTCAGGCCAACTGCAAAACGCTCTATAAATCTCTTATAGAAAACGATGAGAAAAACATTAAATACAGAGTGTTAATAAACAAAAAAGATTTCTTGGTAGAAGAAGGCAAAGACCCAAACACCGAAGAGGGAATCAGGTCATCAGAACTGGCGATGAAGTTTAAAGAGCTTAAAACAATCGATATAGTTCCGGTAATGGAAGGAGAATCATCCGCCGAAAAAAAAGCGGATTCAAAGTCTATCTTTGCAATAATTGCCGGAATTATATTAATAGCTATTGGAGCATGGACAACCAATCCATATTTAATAATGGCGGGTATAGGATTGTTAGCGGCGGGGGTATCTAACCTCCTTACCCCCACCCCTAAATTTGAAGACGTAAGAGAAATTGAAGGGGGAGGGAAACCCTCCTACATGTTTAGTGGTCCCCAAAATACCGTAAGGGAAGGTGGCCCTGTTTTTGTAGGGTACGGCAGACTTCTAGTAGGAAGTCATGTCATTCAGACCTCTCTGGATAATCTCGATACAGCCGCAGACATTCTCTTAAACGATACATGGGGGGATACTAGCTACGGACTAAGGTATAAGGTAACCAATCCGTCAGCAGGAGAACGCTTGAAACGACGAGTACAACACGATTCGGACTGGACGGGAGGTCCCACAGGATAAGGAAAAAAAATTTAAATGGGAGAATATGTAGAACAAGGAAGACCTCAGGTAACTGACATAGGAGCTGTCGCAAGCGGTGGAAATACCGGCATCCCCGTTGTTTCTGAATCCCATGTAGAAGTTGCGGATTTACTGTGTGAAGGCCCCATACACGGTATTGTAAGTGGGCGTTACGACTATTATGGAACGAAAGGTGAAACTGGATACCAAAAAGTAGTGACGCCGGACGAAGGTTCCCCTTTCGGAAGTTATGACCCCAATAACCGCTACACCGCTAAAGGAACCACCTCAGATCCAGAGTTAGGCTTTTTGCGATCCATCTATTGGAACCAAGTACCGGTTGTTGACGAAGACGGTTATTATAATTTCCAAAGTATTAATGTCGAATGGGTCAATGGCGAACCCGAAGGAAGCTTACCCGCTTTAAATGCCAATATGGGAGGATTAAGTGCTTCTGAGATTTTAGACCTAAGCGTTAACCGAAACATAGGGGAAAGGCTCTATGGGCCCGATATCAAAGGAAACGCCAACGCTCCGTCATTCACAGCTGGCGCAGAATTAAAAGACGGAACCAAAATAGATAAAAACGCCAAGACCTATACTGTACTCAACCGCGAATGCAGTTCGTTAATCGTTAATATAAAAGTATCAGCTCTTAGCGAAAGCATTCGAAATGAAAACGCTCCAAAAACCTTCAAAAGAAACCGCCAATTAGCTCCCAAAGGCAACGCTGCGGTAGGGTACGGTGATATAAAAGCCCGTACGGTAGAATACTGGATATATTATCAGCCCGTTTTTGATGAGAAATTCAACATGCCTTCGGACAGTGAGTTTAAAAACCCAACCGCTAACACCAAAGTAGACGTAAAGAAAAGACAAACTAAATGGTTTGGCCCAGTGACAGAAAGGGTGTTCGGTAAAATAGATCAAGGATACGTTCGTTCAACAAAAATAAATCTAGAGGCCGGAGCAGGGGATTACAAAGACGAGGATGGTTTCGACGGGTGGAGAATAAGAATAGTAAGGCTTACCCCCGAACCGCTTACCTCCTTTTTTAGGGCGGTAACTTTTGTGGACTCAATCGTAGAAATTTACGGAACCAAACTGCGCTATCCCTTCAGCGCAATGGTATATTCTAAATTTGATGCATCCAATTTCAGTCGAACTCCCGCTCGCGCTTACGATACGAAACTGCAAAAAATAAAAATACCAAATAATTATGACCCTATAACGAAAACCTACGGTCAAAGCGGGGGGATTAGCCCCACCACCAATCCATCAAATAATTACGGAACTGATCCTAACAATTTTTGGGATGGAAACTTTGTAGAACAGAAAGTGTGGTGTGATAACCCAGCTTGGTGTTTTTACGATATGCTCACAAACCCACGATACGGATTAGGGGGGTATTTAAAAGAATCGGAAATAGACAAATGGTCTTTGTATGAAATAGCCCAGTATTGCGATGTCCTTGTGCCTGACGGATACGGGTCGGTTGAACCACGATTTACCCTAAACCATCTTATAATATCGAGAGAGGAAGCGTACAAGTTAATGAACGATTTGGCGTCGGCCTTTCGTGGGTTAACCTATTATTCAAACGGTTTGGTTTTTGCAGTTCAGGACGCCTACAAAAAACCCATTTACCAACTTAATAACTCGAATGTGGTTGACGGAGACTTTACGTACGCATCATCCGCCAAGAAAGCTCGTCATACGGTGGCTCTCGTTAGGTACATCGATAAAAGAAACTTTTTCCAACCCGCCATAGAATATGTTTCTGACGAAGAAGCAATCAAGAAATACGGCATCCGCCAAATAGAAACCGCCGCTATAGGGTGCACAAGCCGGGGCCAAGCCCGAAGGTTTGGGTTGTGGATATTGGCGAGCGAAAAAGACGAAACAGATTCGGTAAGTTTTAAAATGGGAACAGCAGGAGCCTATCTTAAACCCGGCGATATAGTTCAAATTTATGATAACAATATAAGCCCGCTGAAATATAGCGGCAGAACCAACATAGTTAACGGACTGGCATTCGCTGCCGATCCCGGTGAAAGCGTTATAGGCAATACTGCATATAATAGTGTTATATTAGATTCAGCCTTGAATTTCACCGCGGACAAAGCTTACAAATTCTCCCTACTTACCCCAACATACAACTATGACGCTAGCGTAGAGGGGCTAAACTCAAGCGAAATAAGAGAACTCAAGAGAAGCAACCTGCAAACCTTATACTTCAGTGGAGCCCATACCACCACCACGACAGGAGACTATCGATCCGATTTTGAACTAGGGGGAAGCGGGGTTAACACTCAGATCTTCTTCAAGACGGGCTATCCATTTGATCAATCCTATTTTGCTAACGCGGACTTCGACGCACCCACCGGCAATCAACTAGATTTTGATAATTATGTAATAACAGGGTACATCAACAGTGGCGTAAATGTGGATGGAAACTCCAACACTTCAGTCGAATATTCTGGAGGATATTTTAACGGAGAAAATTTAGTGTGGAGCGTGGAACCATATGATGAAACTGATAAGGAATTTTACAGCGGAAACTTCTCTAACTTCCGAATAATAAACTCCAAAGAAAACACCGACCAGACTTATGACATTTCGGCGCTTTCCTATTTTAGCGGAAAATATGACAATGTTGAACAGAAAGTTACCTTCGAAAACCCACTCCTTAAAAACGTGCCGAAATGTGTAGACCAAGCGGGCATTACTATAGGGCGCAGGGACCCACTCATCGGAGGGGTAAAACAAGAACCATATGAGCTTTTAAATTTTTCCTTCTTGACAGTAGGTTACAGTTCCTATCCCGGCACCGTAAACAGCGGAATAGATTATTTGGTTGCCATCAAAACCGGCAAAGACTTTACGACAATCCCCGGGGATACCCCAACGGATCTTGGATATAACGGTACGAACGCCACGGGTTATAAACTTTATCATGAACCATACCACCAACTGGTAATACCGGGCTCTGATGAATCCCAAAGACAGTTGGACTCCGATGGACTTCCTTCGGACATAATAGAAGGGAACGTATTTATCTCGGAACAAGTAGATCACTATCTCAGTGTCTTTGCCATCTCTCCTTACGGGGTGTTATCTCCTTGTGGTGCCACGGGGGTACTACTTGAAAAGGACATTATAGGAACCCAAAGTTTAGTTAACGCAGTTGATATTTATGGGCTAACAACCTCCGATATTCCCATCGGACCGGGGGGAACTCCCGGAAAAAAACCCACCCCATCTAACGCTATATCCATTCCCGGAAACACCCCCAACTTCAACTGGCAAGTGGGAATTAACACGCAGTTTGACGAACCCGGAATTTATATAACCAACGATGAGGTGGAATACCGAATAACAATAAGGGAGCCCGCGAAGGAAGAGGTGGGGATAAACTCACCCAACCCAAATATATATTTTGAATTTACTGGTTTCAATTCGACCGTAATGGATTCTCCCTCGTTTACATTCGGAACCGATTACAATAACCCTGATATTTATGACGCATACAACCACTCGAACTCGGTAGCTGGAGGAGGAGCAGCCAAAGGGAAACTATACTTCAGAAACGATGCAAGTGGGTATTTAGTGCAGTCGGGACTTTCATTGCCGATTCGTAAATTTGACATTGTGGTGGAAGCTCACGACTTCTACGGAAGAACAAGTGTAGGAGGTTCCTCAATCGAAACCACCAAAAACTCCAACAGGGTATACGACAACACCATAAACCCGACCATCTCTTCTGAGAGCAGTGAGGGATGGGACTATAGAAACAGCCAAGGCTACGATATCCTAGGTTGCTATATACAACCAATATCCGGAATAGTATTCCCCACTTCTGGAAATTTATTAAACAATGCCCACGTTTCCACCGAAGAAGCCTTTAACCGAGACTACCCTTACTTGGCATCGATAAAAACCTTCCCTAACGGGTGGACCCAGTTGGCTATAGATGAATCCGAAAGCTCTCAAGAAGGCAACTTTATACTCAACCGAACTCAAATTGACGATATATTTGCTGAAGCGGCTGGAATAGTTTACTATTATACCACAGGCAACGAAGACGTGGTGGAAGTGAATTCTGCTGGAAATGCTATCACCAAACCAGAAACCGAAACGGTAGCGAATAGGTTAGCGCTGTGGCGTGCACCTCAATTTACAATTGACCCAAGTAAAATACCCTTGTCTATAAGTGGTAGAAAGTTTGGAAACGTACCCGGTACCGAAGGGGGTGCCGCTCAAAAAGCCGCCAGCGTATTGATTCAACCCAACACCGAGACGTTAGATGGAGTTGATGTTCCCGGCTATAACGAAACCAACAAAGAAAATGCAATCGTTTTTAGAGATTATATACTTTTGGATCCGGGGCAAAAAGTTTCTGACCTCTTAAGAATGCTGCCGGGGGCTGGTCAAAAATCAAAAAATGTCAATGTCGACAATGCCCAGTTCTGTATTGGAGCTTTTGATCAACTATCTTACCTCTCTCACTTTAACAATGATGGATCCGCCAAGACAAAGACAGTAACATATACCTCAAAAAACCCAGACGGAGAGGGAGGGTTTATAATTGACCCGAACGCCACATACGACGTCCCCACTATCTTTACAGACGGAAATATTAAATTTTCAAAGATTGGAAGCAAAGTAGAAATTACTAACGCGGCCAACGACAGTATAGGATTTGGAGGAAATCTGAACGCAAGATACAAGACCACCGAAAGCCCAACTTCATTTCTTGTTGTCGAAGAAAGTTTAATTACAACCAAAGATAAAGATTTAAGCTATAAAGCATGGTTTGATTTTAATTTTCAACCCCACCTAACTAAGGGCGGAGAAGCGTATTTCCCTACGCAATACAAACAGAAGGATTGGTTTTTAAGTGCGGAAAGCAAGTATGTGATGGGAAGCCTCTACGCATTGACAAACGCCGGGATAGCGCACTTCGACAAAAATGAAACGATAGGAACCCAGAATATAAAACAAGGATACATTCTAAATGCAAGAAACATATCAAATATACAAATAATAGAAAATCGCGTAAAGGGTCCAGCCCTCAGAGACCCAATAAACCATTTTCGCGATAAGTTCACGACAAGCGAAAGTATCGGAGTACATTCTATGTGGGCTATGTTGTACTCCACTATTATAAAAGTCTCTTTCTATGAACCGTTAAACACAACCAAACAACCCACCCCTATCCTTCAAGTATATAGCAACGTGGGGCTAGAGGATACCGAACAAAACTATAAGACAGCCCACTACAACTTCGAAACAGCAAACCTAGACATGCCTCACAGGGACGCGTATGGAAGGCTAACAATGAGCGCTGAAGCGATGGGGGTCGGGGTGGGTTGGGCGTATATAAATGCGGGAGATGTTTTCATGTTCTCCAACTATCAGAACCAGCCCCAACCAAACGTTAGAATGATAACCGATAGTACCAGTGACTATGCAACATCCATGAAGTTCGAAGTGACGTTTGGTCTCTCAACGACACTTGGTTACGACGCAGCTGAGCGTAACGAGTATCAGTCGAGCCCCCCAGCTTTTCCCACTAACCTCAAAATTGTGTGCGGATTTTTAGAGAACTCCTATCACAGAAACGTATAATACAGTAATGAAAGCCGAAGTATTTGAAGGTTCAATCCTCAGAAACTCAAATAAACTCTATATAGTTTCTAACAATAGAAAAATAGCCACGCCGCATAACGCCCTTTTAAAGATAGCCTCGAATGAAACATTGTTTAAAATAGAAAGCTCCGAGGAATTAAATATCAAGAGACCTTTTACTTCCCCCGAGGAAAACGAAATAAAGATAAAAGGAAATTATAACTACAAAATAACGCCGGGAGACAGTATTGACCTTTACTATGAGGAATGGAGAGTTTCGGGTGTTGAGCTAGTTAAGGGAGGCTATAATCTGGATGTGGGAGAAATCCTTTACTGTCAGGAAGGAATCGTATCTAACTCCACCCAAAACATTACGGGACAACAATGCGAGATAAGGGTGGCAAAAGTCACCGAAAAAGGAGAAGTCTCCCAAGTGGAAATACACAAGGCGGGGGCATACACGCAGATTCCTGAGGGCAAAGTAACTGCCATAAACGAAAGGGATATTCCCGTTGAAGTAAAACTCCAATTCGAACCAGCGGAAAGCACCCCCATGGTTCAACGAGAAGTGGAGAGCATCAAAAGTACCCCTATGGAATCCACGCTTAGGCTTTCGTATAGGCTGCCTCTTGGGGTAAGTGTTGGCGAAATGATGCTAACCAAACAAGTCATATATATTGATCGCGAATTCAACTTTGAAGATTGTTATTGTAAGGTATGCACCATCACAAAAGATTTTTCCCCGAAAAATAACCTCCCCTTGATGGCCCCCAACAGTCCTAACGTGCATACCATCTATAACCACGCCATCGAAATGCTTGAACAGAAGCTTTCGCAGATAGAAAACAGACTTAAAGAACTAGAGAGAACACGTCACTAAGGTCTTGCATTCTGAAGCAGTCCTCCCGGTCGTTGCTGTCTGGCTATCTCACTTAAGACGACACCCTGCAATAACTCGGCCATATTCTTGTTGTCTTGTGCTTCGTTATTGGTGTCTCTCTCGTCCTGTCCTCCATCAGAAAGCGGTTCGGTACTTGAGCCAACCTCGGCCTTGCCGCTCTTGTCGATATTGATATTGATTTTTACATTGTTGGTTGTCGGAGCAGACC